AGCTGGATTAACTAAAGATTTAAGTCCTCTAGCTCCTTTAAGATATGTTTCTTTTTTAGTTAAAGCAGAACCAATGTTTTTTAGACTTTGAATATTTTTTGAATAACCCTCTGGTGAAACAAATCTTTCTGCAATATCAAAAAATTTGTTACTTATTCTAGTTCCCATTGATGGTTTGTATTCAATTTGTAATGGAGTAGTTCTTTCTGTACCTATGATTTGTCCTGCAGCATTAACAAAATATCTCACACCATCTTTTTCAAATACTTGTGTTGGTGCAGTGTAAGCAGGATTTCTAGAAGCTACTGCTGTTGATACTCCAAACTCAGGAGCACCTGTTTGATAACTTCTTGGTTTTAAAGCACCTGATCTAAGTGCTGCGTACCTGAACATCTTTCTATGTAGTACTGGATCGTCCATTCAGGCCTCCTATTTGTTTGGTGGGTTTATAATGGTTTTAGGCTGCGATGCTGCATAAGCTTGATAAGCAGCAATACCTGTACCTACTGTTTGAGCTAATGGGTTAACTGTTGGTGTTGTAGCCGCAGTAATACCTGACTGTGAAGTAGGGCCAGCTGCGTAAATGTTTTTAATAAACTCTGCTCTTTGGAACGGTTCATAAGCTCTTTGTAATTCTGTAGCTCTTTGAGCGTCTAAAGCTTGTTGTGCTAATTGTTGTTGTATGCCTCCTGCTTGTAACATACTTTGAATGTCAGCTTGTTGCATAGCCTGTTGTTGCATACCTGCTGCACCTAAAGCTTGTCCTGCAGCTAACTGTTGTGATTGAGCATTTTGTGCTGCTGTTAATGCCGATTGGAATCCTGCAGCTTGTGCTTGTCCAACCATACCTAATCTAGCTCTTTCAGATTCTGCTAATTGTACACCTTCTCTACCACCACCAAATGCACCAGCTTGAACAGCTTGTTGTGCAACTTGATTTCTTTGTTGAGCCGCTTGTCTATTAATTTCATCAATTACATATGATTGATATGGATTAAAGAATTGAGATATTTGTGGGCCAGCTGCAGCTTGTTGTAAAGAAGCAATACCAGCTTGTTGTGTCGCTGTTCCTATTCCAGTTTGACCAGCTTGTTGAAACGCACCTGTTTGTAATGCTGTAGGTTGTGCAACTTGAAATGCTGGAATGTTAACAGGTTGTTGGCCTAACTGTAGACCAATATCCATTAATCCTAATTTTCTTTCTTCAATACCTGGAGCTTCTCTAATAATTTGAGTTTGTACCGCTGGAGCCGATCCTCCGCCACCGCCTCCTGATCCGCCACCAAAGTATTGTCTTAATCCTGTAGCTTCGTTAATTGTTCCTGCACCACCGTGTTTCTTTAGTAGTTCTGCTTCTGCTTTATTAATATGTGCAAGTTCAGTATCTCCGTTAATACCTTTACCAGAGATTTCTTTATATAATTTTTTAAATAGTTTTATTTTAGCTTTTAAATTCATAATTTTTTTTCTATTTGGACGTGCGTTTTAACAAATCCTTTATGCTTGAGAATCCTTTCCCAACCAGGTCTTGCAAACACTTCCATTTTTTTACAATCGTTTTCTTTAGCCCACTTACAGATTTCATCCATATAGTCGACCCAACGTTCATAATCTTCGCCAGTTGTGATCCTAAGATCGCAAACCCTGTAGTTAGGGTATTGTCTAACTTCTGTAACGCAAACACAAATAACTTTGTTGTTTTCGCCCACAGCCATCCAAAGCTGCATTGTACCTTTTCCAAAAAGTCCAGAATATGTTCTGCACTAAATCCATCATTTGTTTTACACGCCTCCTCAATAAAAGATTTAGCTAAAGGCCAGACCTTCTTAACTTCCTCTTTACGAAAGTTGACTAGCTCTGTTTGCATTTAACAAATCAAAAATCCTTTTAAATTTAGCTTGTTGGTCATAGAAATACTTAGCACCTTTTTTTCTCATATCTTTCATATTTTTAGGATTAGCACCTGCTAGTATTCCTGCTCCTAACACGCCATCAGCTCTAGTCACAAATTCACCATCTGCAAGTTGAGCTAAAACTGTATCTTCATCTTTATCTGCCATTGAAGACATATCAACTATATGACCATTTGCTCTAACATAATTGTTAGCATCATTTTCATCGTGAGTCATTTTACTAGGAAGAACTTGTCCTCCTTCGTTATATTTTTTAATTCCTTTTAATGTAGCTAATCCACCTTCTTTAGCTGTTATTAATTGTTTGCCCATAGCATATGGTACTGCAGGTACTTGACCTGAAGCGTATACTGCTTCTGGTGGAACATAATCTTCTGAACCTGGAATAGATTGTGCTGTCATTTGTCCTTGGTTATCGTACTGACCAACTTTAAATCCCTCTGGGCCAACTTGAGAATAAATTGCTGGATTTGCGTAATTTATATTTGCACCATAGAACATAGTTTGTTTTGGTTTGTTAGCTGCATCTGCATATGATTTGTATAATAACCCTGCAGGTATTCCTACTTTAGCAACGTCACCGTAACTAAATGCTTTATCTCCTAAACTAAATGCAGTTTTTCCACCTAATTCTTTAAGTGATGTTATTCCAGTAGACACTGCACCTTTACCTGACACAGCTCCTTTTGCTATATCAGACATACCTACTGAAGAAATGTCTCCAGCTTTTTTAGCTGCGTTCGCTGCTGAAAATCCTTCTGTAATTCCTGCTGTAGCACCAGCTAATAAAGCATTTCGTAATGCTGATTTTGTACTTGAACCTGTTAACTTGCTAATAGCAAATGATGTTAATGCAGGTATTAATAAAGCTTGAATAGCCATCTGTAATAAATAACTCCAATTGTTCTATTTTGACTATTTTAAAGGCTTTTTAGTCTTTCTTCAATACATTAGGTTCAACCTTTTTTGTATTCTGATCCACCTTTAAATCGTCTAAAAGTCTACCTCTGTAAGCAAATTCTCCATAATGTTCTATGTATTCATCAATTAAACCATACATTTTAATACCTGCGTGTTTACATAGCTTACAAAAGTAAAAATCTTCTCCTGTATAGGTCTTATTTTTGCTATCCCAATAGGTATCAAAATAGTTATAAAAATGATTTCTATCTACTAATTTACCATCTATTAGTGTTTTTTGTTTGATTGTAAATTCAGGATACTCTTTGTTAAGTTTATCAAACACATCTCTTCTAATTAACATACAACCTGTAGGGCCTCTATCTAATTCTATAAAACCGTTTTCAATTCTAACGTTTCTTGGATCAGGTACTGAGAGTGTATATTGATTACCTAAAAGCTCTGGACTTAACGGATTACCCGATTCTATTTCTTTTCTTATTTTAACAGCATCAAATGTTTTTACTGGATAGGGTACTAAAACAACTTCTTTATCATAATTAAGCATACGTTCAACCATTCTCCAATGAAAAGCTATGTCTGAATCTATGAATAACATATGAGTGCAATCAGATTCTAAAAATCCTGACACACATAAATTTCTACCTTGTGTTACTAAGGATGATTTCATTACTTGAAACATACAAGGTATTTTTCTTACAAAGCATTCTTTTTGAAACTCTAAACAAGCTTTAAAATAATGAATAGATACGTCTGAATGAACAGGGGTTGCTACAAATAATCTAACTTCTGATGCCATTTAAAAATCTTTCCCAATAACCTTTTATTACGTCCCAATGATAAAAGTTCTTATAGTAATCTTGTTGAAATTTCAAGGCTTCAGGATTAGCTGCATTTACAAATGCAGGTAACATATTAATGGTATAAGCAAACTTTTGAGCCAGTTGTTTTTTATCTTTTAAATAAGGTACATAAATAGGAAATTCCCCACAAGTTTCTGGTAAAGCTCCTAAGTCAGTTGTTACTACAATTAAACCTGCTGCTAAGGATTCCATAGCTGCTACACAAAAGGTTTCTTCAAATGTTGATGGATGCACATACGCATCATAAGTATGTAATATTTTACATAGTTCTTTATGATCAATATATCCTTTGTAGTTTACATTAGGTAAAGATTTTGCCTTGTCATACAAAGGTTCAAATTGTTTATCATTCTGTTCTTTAAACTGATCTCCATATATTTGAGTGCTTGAATATACATCTAATTCTACGTGTTGGTTTTTTTGTATGGCTTCCATAGCCATTAATAATACATCTAATCCTCTCCAAGGTGTTGATGTGTATA